GCGGATATACCAAGAATAACGATCAACCAATTAACAAGCATGGTGAGATGAAGATTCGTGGTACTGGCGCAGCAACTAAGGGCGTAATGGCTCGTGGACCAATGGCTTAACTATGAACTACCAGCAGCTATCTGAAGCAATCCAAAGTTACGTTGAGTCTACAGAGCAACTCTTTGTATTCAATATTCCTAACTTTGTCCAGCTTTGTGAAGAGCGGGTATACAACGCCGTTCAGATTCCTGCTATTCGTAAAAACGTTATTGGTAACTTCACTCAAGGCGATCACTACTTAGCGCTCCCTGAAGACTATCTAGCCTCGTTTTCCCTTGCGGTTATTGATGCAGATGGTAACTACGAGTATTTAATTGATAAAGACGTTAACTTTATCCGTCAGGCTTTCCCCAACCCCAATGATGAAGGACTGCCAAGGTACTACGCGCAGTTTAGTCCGTACACCTACATTATTGGCCCAAGCCCTGACGCAAGTTACCAGACAGAGCTGCACTATTATTACTACCCTACTACGATCGTACAGGGTGGTATTGCTGGCTTTGGCGCAATTACCCCTGGCTCTGGATATACCAACGGTATATATGAGAATGTAGCTTTGACTGGTGGTAATGGTACAAACGGTACAGCCACAATAACCGTATCGGGCGGAGTAGTAACTGCAGTTACTTTAGTAAGTCCAGGGTCTTTATATGTTGTAGGAGATGTATTAAGTGCTGCAACTTCTACTATAGGGAACACAGGAAGTGGGTTTTCAGTACCCGCTAATAATACTGTTAATCCAACTGGCACTAGCTGGCTAGGTGAGAACTTTGAATCTGTTTTGTTGTATGGTTCGTTACGTGAAGCTATCATCTTTCAAAAGGGTGAACAGGATTTAGTAGCATATTACGAACAGAAGTACCAAGAATCCTTAGCGTTACTCAAAGACTTGGGTGATGGTAAAGATAGACGTAGTGCTTATCGTGATGGACAATTACGATTACCTATACCTGGACCCGTTAGATAAATTTTTAGGAGCAAAAAATGGCAATTACCCAAGCAATGGCAACAAGTTTCAAGGTTCAAATCTTGAATGGTCAACATAACTTTTCAGCAAATACGTTTAAATTAGCTCTGTATACCAGCTCAGCTACTTTAAATGAGAACACAACTGCTTATTCAGCAAGTAATGAAGTAGCTTCAGCGGGTAACTATTCTGCTGGTGGCAATACTTTATCGGTTAGCGTAACTCCAACAAATACTGGCAACGTGGCTTTTATCTCGTTCTCAAACAGTTCTTGGGCAAATGCAACAATTACCGCTAACGGCGCTTTAATCTATAACGCTAACTTGGCAAATGCGGCTGTTGCTGTATTGGCTTTTGGTGGTGATAAGACATCGACCAACGGTACATTTGCTGTTAACTTCCCAACTGCGGACGCAAGCAACGCCATTATTCGTTTGACAGCTAGTTAATTAGGAGAGCCTTATGGCTTTGATTCTGAAAGATAGGGTTAAAGAAACTAGCTCTAGCTCTGGCACGGGCAGTATTACGCTTGGTGGCGCATTTCCTGGCTATCAAACGTTTGACGCCGTTATAGCTACTGGTTCTACCGTTTATTACACCATTCACAATTTGACGGCTGGTGATGATGACGAGTGGGAAGTTGGTCTTGGTACGTTTACGTCTCCAGCTACGTTAGCTAGGACTACGGTTCTTTCTTCGTCTGCTGGTGGCACAACTAAAGTTAACTTTACCGCTGGCGCAAGTGGTCTTGAGGTATTTATTACCCAGCCAGCTGAAGAAGCAGTTTATCTGAATCAGGCTACTGGCTTAGTGGAAATTGGCGGTAATGGCACAAATACGGTGTCGTTTACTAACGTCAACACGACTAACTTAACAGCTACTACAGTTACATTAACGGCTGGAACAATTAGCACCAATGCTGCAAATTCTACGGATATTACAAACAAAGCCTATGTAGACGGTTTAGTTTCTTCTGGTATACATTTTCACGAGCCTGTTCTTGTTGAAGAAGATGTATCTTTGGTTGCTGTATATGCCCAGCCAAACGGCGCTAGTAACGGCGTAGGCGCAACACTTACAAATAATGCTGCTAATGCTGCTCTTGTTGTTGATGGTGTAAGCGTATCTAATACAGCCCGTATTTTGGTTTATGCGCAATCTAACGCAGTGCAAAACGGTGTATATACAGTCACTAATCCAGGTAATGCTTCTGCACAGTGGGTATTAACCCGTGCAACCGATGCCGATACATTTGGTTTGACTAGTCCTGATAATTTAGGAGAAGGTTCAACTTTCTTTGTATCGTCTGGTAATACAGGCGCTGGTCGGACGTATACATGTAATACAACAGGCACAATTACGTTTGGCACTACAGATATTACATTTGCGCAGATTAGTTCTTCCCAAATTTATTCTGCTGGTACAGGTCTTACCCTCGCCAATTTGGCATTTAGCATTTCTAATACAGCTGTTACCGCAGCGCAATATGGCAATGATGGGGCTGTTGGACAATTTACAGTTAACGCCCAAGGTCAACTTACCAATGCAGCCAACGTAGCTATTAATGCTTCAAGTATCTCTGTAGGTACTTTAGCCAATGGTAGAACCACAGCAGCCTCCGCTAACGGAGCAAGCACAATCGTATTGCGTGACTCTAACGGTGATTTCACAGCTAATACCATTACGGCAACCACATCCAACGCTACGACTTTTAACGGCACGACTGGTGCATTTACTAACGTTTCGGGTAACGGAGTTGCTTTAACCGCAATTAATGCCTCTAACGTAACTTCAGGCACCTTGGATAATGCCCGTACAACAGGTAATACAGCTAACAGCGCAAGCACAATAGTTCTTCGCGATGCGGACGGCAGTTTTGGAGCAAATATTGTTACGGCTACATTTAGTGGTAACGGCGCTTCTATTTCGGCTATTAATGCCTCTAACATTTCTTCAGGAACCATAGCCAATGCTCGCACTACTGCGTCTAGCTCTAATGGGGCTTCTACTATTGTTCAGCGTGATTCTGGTGGTAGTTTTGATGCTAACTTAGTTAACGCGGTATCGCTTAGTGGTAATGCTGCAACAGTAACAGGTATTAACGCCTCTAACATTGCTTCGGGGACTATTGCAAATGCAAGAACGACTGCTTCTTCTAGTAATGGCGCTTCTACTATTGTTCTGCGGGGAGCTTCTGGTGAATTTGCTGCTGGAGCAATAACAGGCTCATCTTTCTCTGGTGACGGCTCTGCTATTACAGCTATTAACGCTTCGGCGATTACTACGGGAACTTTAGACAATGCCAGGACTTCTGCTGCTTCTGCCAATGGTGCTTCCACTATTGTGGCTCGTGATGCTGGGGGTAATTTTAGTGCCAACACGATAACGGCAACTACGTTTAGTGGCGCAATGTCTGGAAACGGCGCAGCTCTAACTAGCATTAATGCCTCGAACATTTCTAGCGGGACCATAGCTAACGCACGAACAACAGCGGCTACGGCTAACGGGGCTTCAACTATCGTACTCCGTGGTACATCGGGTGAGTTTAGCGCTGGTGCAATTACTGGTGCTTCATTTACAGGTTCTGGTTCTGGTTTAACTAGTATTCCCAACTCCGCTACAACAGCTAACTCAGCAAACGGAGCCAGCACTATTGTTGCTAGGGACGCAAACGGTTCGTTTACAGCTAACGTAGGAACATTCACCACAGTTAGCGGTGCTGGTGGCGGTTTAACCTCAATTAACGCCTCAAACATATCTAGTGGCACTATAGCTAACGCAAGAACTACAGCTTCTAGTTCAAACAGCGCATCAACATTAGTTTCAAGAGACGCTAACGGTAGTTTTGGTGTTAATTCAATTACAGGCACTGGAGCAGCATTTTCTCCAAGTACATCTGCATGGGCAACTGGAGCGGCATTTATATCAACTGGAAGTTTTGGTGGTGGGCACTCAATCGTTGATGGGTCTGCTGGTTTTGCTATTTACGCACAAGAGTCAGGCGCAAATTTAATTATCGGGTCTGGAGCAACGTCTGGGGGTACAACAGAACGTTTTAGAATTAGCAATACTGGCACAGCCACTGCAACTACATTTAGCGGTTCAGGCGCGTCTTTAACTAGTATTAACGCCTCAAACATCTCGTCTGGCACAGTTGCTACAGCCCGTCTTGGATCAGGTACAGCTAACGCATCTACATTTTTGCGTGGCGATTCAACGTACGCAGTGGTTTCTAGCGGTACAACAATCCCGTCTGGTACGGTTATGATTTTTGGGCAGACTGCTGCGCCAACAGGATTTACCAAACTAATCGATCAGGATAACGCTGGACTTCGTGTTGTAAGCGGAACAGCAAGTACAGGTGGTAGTGTTAACTTCACCACAGCGTTTGCAAGTCAAACCCCAACAGGTTCAGTAAGTATTACTGCAGTTGCAGGTAGCGCAGGAGCTACAACGCTTACTACTCCTCAAATCCCTAGTCATACTCATACAGTAACTTATATGACCCAAGATGGTGGACCAGGTGGTAATGGAGTAGTAGGTGCTTCTGGTCCAGCATCAACCATTAACTCTGGTTCTACAGGTGGTGGCGGTAGTCACACTCACCCATTTAGCTTTTCAAGTGGTTCTGGTACGTTTACTGGTAATGCAATTAATCTTGCAGTAAAGTACGTAGACGTTATTCGTGCAACTAAGGACTAAGAATGGGAACACTTAAAAACGGCACATTCTGCCCACTAATAAAAAAAGACTGCGTAGGTCTTACGTGTGCTTGGTACACGCGTGTTCAAGGCATTGACAACAATACGGGCAATCAAGTGGATAATTATGAGTGTGCAATATCTTGGTTACCAATGTTGCTGATTGAAAACTCTGGGCAACAACGTCAAACGGGCGCCGCAGTAGAGTCGTTTAGAAACGAAATGGTAAAGTCAAACGAGCAATCACAGCAACTTTTATTAGCGACCGCGGGAATTATGCAAAACGAAGAGCAACCAAAATTAATTAGGAGTATTGAGCAATGAAACTAACTATTATCCCTGTTGACGGATCTGTCGGTGAAGACGAAAAATTCTATAACAACCTTGATTTAAATTCTTGCAGTATCCCTGCTAATGTACATGCTCTTCAATGGGATGGTGTGGCTGGCTGGATTGAATTTAATGAGCCAATCCCAAACGAAGAAATTACTGCGTTGCCATCTTGGGCTAATTGCTGTATGACTAAATGGACTGAAGCTAATACCCCTGTCCCGCCACAGCCGCCTACAGCAGAACAAAACAAACAAACAGCTGTAGAAAAACTACAGGCAACCGATTGGGCTACCATTCCAGACGTAGCCGATCCTGCAAAAAGTAATCCTTACTTAAGTAATGCACAAGATTTTGTTACATACCGCAATGCAGTGCGTCAATATGCAGTTTATCCAGTTGCGGGAGATATTAACTGGCCTGTTGAACCGCAAGAAGTGTGGACGGCTGTATAGTGAACGCACAGCTTGAGCAAAACAATTTTTTATTTGTTCCCAGTTTTATCAACTTGGAGCTTGCTCAATCTTTGCAACAAGAATTTTATAGGTTAGAAGCAGCTGGAGATTGTTTAAAGGACCAACAAGCACCTAGTTCTCCAGCTATTTACAACTTCAAACCTTTTCTTGAGCTTCTATGCCAAAAAACACCTGAAGTAGGTGCTTTAATAGAAGAGCCAGTACTCCCAACTTATACCTATGCCCGTATATACAAAAATGGAGAGCTTCTTGCAAGACATCGAGATAGACCAGCTTGTGAAGTTAGTTTAACTTTAAATATTGGTGGCGATTCATCATGGGATATAAGCATACAAAAACCTTCAGGTGAAGAAGTTAATTTAAATTTAAAACCTGGCGATGCGATGCTTTATTTAGGCTGTACTGCCGATCATTGGCGAGATAAACCGTTTACTGGGCAAAACTATAGTCAAGTATTTTTGCACTATGTTCGTAGTAATGGCCCTAATGCTTGGGCTTATTTTGATAAAAAACAATGAAAAACATTAACGATTACATAGTTACGTTTGAAGGAGTCATTACTGACACTTTATGCGACGCTATTCTTAATGAGTTTTCTAACGAAGAAGAGTGGCAAAAAACAGTAGTTGGCGAAGGTCGTGTTGACGGTAAAATTAGAACTGCAGAAACAATTATAATATCGTATTCCCATGTTATAGAAAAAAACCCAAAGGTAAGAGCAGAACTAGATAAACAAATTTTTGCTTCTGCTGGAAATGCTATAAAAAAATACAACGAAAAATTTAATAATTGCAAAATACAAGAAGATTCAGGGTATGAACTACTTCGATACAAAGAGGGGCAATTTTATACACAACACACGGATTCATTTAAAGCCAGACCCCGTGCGGTATCTTGTTCGTTTATTTTAAATGATGACTATGAAGGTGGTGAGTTTGCATTTTTTGACCGCGAGCTAAAGTACAAACTTAAAAAAGGGTCGTGTATTATGTTCCCTTCAAATTTTATGTACCCACACGAAATCATGCCCGTGACGAGTGGCACACGGTATTCCATCATTACTTGGTTCATATAGGATAAATCATGTTTGCTGGCTTTCCCTACGGCGGTGCCCCGTTTGCTGATGTAGGCGAGACAAGTCTTGGTATTTCAGTTCAGCTTACTGGAGTATCCGCTGTTGGCGTTGTAGGTACGGTTGCTGTTCAAACATCTAACAACTTAGATGTAACAGGTGTAAACGCAGTTGGTGCAGTAGGTACGATAATAATTGAAGCTGGTGGAAGCGTAGATTTAGTAAGCGTTGTTTCACCTGTATTGGTTGGTACAGCAAACGTAGAAGCTGATAGCAATCTTGATCTGACTGGCGTAAATGCAGTTGGCGTTATCGGTGATGTAGACGCTCAGGCTAATGCAGATGTGCTTGTTACTGGTGTTAGTTCGGCAGTTCAATTAGGAAACGTAGAAGTTACTGGCACTGCGGTTGTTGATTTAGTCGGTGTTACGGCTATTGGGGTTGTTGGAACCGTAACTGCCGCGGCTAATGCAGATGTTAACGTGACTGGGGTATCTTCAGTCGTTAATTTAGGTAACGTAACTGTAATTGGTGGTGCAGTAGTTGAGCCTACGGGTGTAGTCGCAGTTGGTAGAATAGGCGATGTTTCGGTAAATACCGATCAAATTATTGATGTTACTGGGGTTAGCGCAGTAACTAGACTTGGTAACGTAGAAGTTGCGGCTAGTGCTGATGTTAACGTAACAGGTGTGTCTGCTATTGGTGTAGTTGGTACAGTAACAGTAGCTGCAAATGCTAATGTTAATTTGACTGGTGTTAGAACTGTTGTTAGACTAAATAGGGTCAATGTTTGGGGGCTTGTTGATACTGCGCAAACTCCAAATTGGAATGATATAAACACGGTGAACACACCGAATTGGACAGAAGTAATAGCGGCTTAAGGATAAATTATGGCAAGTACATATTCACCAAGTTTAAAACTAACCCTGATGGGGGATGGCGACCAAGCGGGTCTTTGGGGTCAAACGACTAATACCAACTTAGGTACTTTGGTTGAACAAGCTATTACTGGGGTTACTTCGATTGCAATGTCAGATGCAAACTACACCCTAAGTAACTTTAACGGCGTATCAAACGAAGCTAGAAATGCTGTTCTTGTAGTTACTGGCGCAAATAGCGCAGTGCGGGACGTAATCCCCCCAGTTGTTAAAAAGCTATATACCGTGGTAAATAATACTTCAGGTGGTTTTGCTATTCGGATAATTGGCGCTACGGGAACGGGCGTAAATATTCCAAATGGTGCCGTTGTTCCTGTGTACTGTGATGGCATAAACTTTGATGTTGGATTAGCAGCGACGGTTGAGTTTGGTGGCACAGGTAGAACAAGTCTAACAGCCAATAACGTTGTTCTTGGTAACGGCACCTCTGCGGTTCAGTTTGTAGCTCCTGGTACAACAGGCAATATTCTTGCATCTAATGGAACTACATGGGTTTCTGTAGCGCCTCCTGGTGCCGAATTTAGCTCGGGCACTCGTATGACATTTAACCAAACCGCAGCTCCAACTGGCTGGACTAAAGATACAAGCACAGATAACGCTGGATTTAGACTAGTTAGTGGTAGTGTTAGTTCGGGTGGTACTGTTGATTTTACTACTGCGTTTAGTTCTTCTACAGCCGTAACGGTTACATCAATATCAAGTTCTGTAGGAGCTACTACATTAAGCACCCCTCAAATCCCTAGTCATACACATGTAATAACACAAAATAATATTGAAGGTGGTCCTGGCGGTGGTCCTTCATTATTTCCTGCTAGCGGTCCAGCAGGGACTACTACTACAGGTGCCACAGGCGGTGGCGGTAGTCACGTTCACCCGTTCTCGTTTAGTTCGGGTGCAGGTACCGTTGACCTCGCTATTAAATATGTTGATTTAATTATTGCTCAGAAAAATTAAGGACTAATATGATTAAAACTATTCAAGACTCGATGGACGGTGGCGAATTTAAGCCACGCCATACCGTTGAAATTTACTGTCCTAACTGCGGACGTGATGTAGACGAAACCGAACTGGCTATGAAAGTATGCGGTGACTGCGGGTTTGACCTATCAAATCCTGAACAGCACGTAGCTATCGTAGTGGCAAACCTGTCTTCTGGCGGACAAACTTTGTAATGTTATGGCTGGAAAGTTAAATGCAGACGATACGCTGACTAAAATATTAGCGTATGTAGACTCACCGTTTAAGCTGGTTGCTGTGGTTGTAATGGGGGTTTTGTGCTTTGGCGGTTACATTATTTATGACCATCGAGAGTTGATTGTTGGTACGTACAAGGAAAGCCAAAAGCTACCTAGTATTAACAAAGACAGGGTGGATGAAGTAGCGGTTCATTTGTTTAAAACGACCGATGCAACTGTAGTAACGATATTTAAAGTTAATCCCTTGCTTGCCACTCGAATACAGTACCGTGCTTACACAACGAATGGTCGGGATAAAACAAACGATGGTTTAGATGTAGGGTTGTTTACTTCTAATCAAGCAAATAACCAAGATGTAGTAGCTTTAATGGCTGGCAATATACCTTGTGGTGAATACAAAGCAGCCCAGTCAGAGATTGGCTTGTGGTACATAGAAAAAGGGATGCGGTATGGTTGCAGAATTAGTGTGCCGCCTGACCCCAGTAAGTTTGTAGGGCAGATTACCGTTGGCTGGGAAAAACAACCAGCCGATTTAGAACAGACAAGAGCAATGCTTTTTATTGCAGCAACTAT